GGTCGATGGGAGCGAACATGAAATCGCCCTATCGGTAGCAAGCCTCTTAGAATTTGAGAAGCTCCACACCGTTTCAATCATTAAAGCTGTTGACGAAAACCTTTCCATGGAATACCTAGTGACACTTAGTTACTTGTCCATGAAACAAATAGGCCACGTCAGCAACATTGAGAAGTTCAAGTCAGAAGTGAAAGGCGTTTCGTACAGGGTTGAACGCATCCCTTTTGGCGAGACGGCATCCACGGAGTCGTTGCCGGACTAATCCTTTCGGGGATTCCATGGCAAGACCTGAAGGACATGCCGATAACACTTGTCAGTACTCTCAGCCAAGCCCTCCAAGACAGACACAAGTAATGGCAAACATTCAATCAGACATGAAAATTAAGGGTCTTGACGAAACGCTGAAGCGTCTCAAGAAACTTGAACCTGATTATGTTAAAGAGATGAATCGCCAGATTCGAAAAGAAGCTGCACCCACAATCAAATCCATCAAGGATTATCTCAAGTTCATTGACTCTGACATCACCCCGTTCAATTCATCTGGCGGGGATTCGCGCATTACTCAGGGCGAACTCATCAAGGGTCGTGGCGGAGCAACAGCGTGGAATAAGCAACTTATTCTTCGTGGCATACGTTTCAAACTTGGTGGCCCAAAGCGCAAAGCGCGTATGGGCAACAGTGCTTATTCGATGTTTAGCATTATTCAGAACAACCCTGCTGGTGCTATCTACGACACCGCTGGGGCGCGCGGTGGAAGTTCGCCATTCATTGACAACCTTGACAGCGAAGATGTACCTCATCGCTCTGGTGAACGCAAAGGACGCAAAGGTCCTTCCCGATATATGTGGCCCGGTGGAGAAGAACACCTCCCGCATTTGACAGCAACCGTTCATGGCATTGTGCAGGATGTAATCTTGCGCGTGAACAGAGAAGTGAGATAACCAAATGGCTGCAGTAACGCTTCCCATCGTCACCACATACAACGACAAAGGTGTCAAGGGCGCACAGTTCTCTCTAAAGGGGCTGGTGACCTCCCAGTTAGGTGCAACCGTGTCTGCTGGCCTATTGGTTGAGCAACTCGGGAAAGCCGTTACAGCGTTCAATGACGATGAAAAGGCAGCTGAACAATTAAAGATTGCAGTGCAAAACTCCACGGGAGCAACTGACCTTCAGGTCGCTTCCCTTGAACGGTCAATCAAAAAAATGGAAGCCACTTCCGCAGTGTCGGATGACAAGCTTCGTCCGAGTATGACCACGCTCGTCAGGGCAACAAAAGATGTGGCCCAAGCACAAGACTTGTTGAGCCTTGCTTTGGATATTTCGGCTGGCACTGGCAAAGATTTGGAGACAGTTTCTTTGGCGTTAGCCAAGGCACAGACGGGCAACGTGGGTGCGCTTACCCGGCTCGGTGTTTCGCTTGACGAAAACGCTGTCAAGACAAAAGACCTTGACACAATCCAACGACAATTGGAAACCAGTTTCAAAGGTGCATCCGAAGCAGCTGCAGCCTCATCCGCTGGAGCCATGTCACAACTGTCAATAACCGTTGACAACCTCTATGAACTTGTCGGCTCAAAACTGTCCCCAGTTGTTGAAGACTTTGCCTCAATTCTTAACACCGTTATTCCTACTGCAGCTGAAAAAGCCTCTGGCGAAACAAACAAAGTTGCTGACGCTTTCTTCAAAATTGGAAAACAACTATTTGCAGGTGGGCTAATTGACAAACTGGAAAAGGCTGCAAAGTTACTTCACTTTGTTGCTGGAGAATCCGACACGGTTGCTTCGGCAGTTACTTACACAGCTGCAGAATTTCGCGACATGGACAACTTGTTGTCAAATAAGTACAACGAGACATTAAAGAAAACAACTAAAGGCACTGACGACTTAAAGAAGAAACAACAAGATGCTCGCAAAGCAGCCAAGGACCACGCCGACACTTTGCGCGACCGAGTGGTCACCGCTGTTGATTCTGTAGCAACCAGCCTTCAAGCTGCAAAAGACCAAATGCAAGCATTCGCTGACGCTACTAGCGACTCAATCACTAGTTCTGTTTCGTTAGCGGACGCGTTCAAAACTCAAAGTGATGCGGACAAAGATGTCACAGATGCGCTTAAAAAAAGAAGTGACGCTTACACAATTTTGGAAAAACTTAATCCTGTTGAAGACGCTGAACAATATGCGGAAGCACTTCAAAAGGTTCGAGACAGTGAATATGATTTGGCAACTGCACAAAAGACTCGTGCTTCCGCTGATTACGGCAAAGTGTTCGGCGAACAAATAGCCAAAGCAAAACAGTTCGCAAGCAACCTTCAAACTTTGGTAGCGCAAGGACTCAGCAAAGCAGGGTTGGCACAACTTATAAACCTTGGACCAATAGCAGGCGCGCAAGTGACAAGCGAAATGATTCAAGGCACTGGGTCATTGTCGCTCGGACAACTCAACACAGGGTTGGCAGACATTGCATCAGCAGGCCAAAATCTTGGTCTTGCAGCTGGGCAATCATTCTTTGGTGCCAACGTGGGTGCAGGACAAACAGCACTTGACCAAGCCAAGGTTTACCAAATCACTGTGAACGCTGGCCTCGTTTCTAACCCTGCTCAAGTTGGGCGCGAAATCATCGAAGCCATCAAGAGCGCGGAACGACTATCGGGTCAGGTTTTTGTCAGCGTATGACCCAGCCACAGCTTCAAGTCTTTATTGGTTTTCAAACCACCACAGGGTTCGGTCAACCGTTCCAACTCAATGACGCTTTCTATGGTGTTCTAGACACGGCAGGTCGTGGAACTTTGGGCGGAATCCAACTGGCTGATGTCACCGAATATGTCCAATCTGTTTCCATCACTCGTGGTCGTTCACGCCAACTTGACGAATTCAACTGTGGCACCGCCCAAATAAACCTTTGGAATAAGACCCGGACATTCGACCCCCTCAACCAATCATCGCCCTACTGGATAGGCGGAGCAACCCAACAAACAGGAATCGTTCCGCGCCTGCCAGTTCAAATACTTGCCAACGGCATCCCCATCTACACAGGTCTCGTCACGGACTGGGACATTAACTATGACTTGGGCTTCAACGACACAGCCACAGTGCAATGCGCTGATAACTTCACCGTTCTTTCAAACCAACAAATCAACGCCACCACCCCATCAGTTGAAAACAGCGGGACACGAATCAACAACGTGCTTAACTTCCCCGAAATCAATTATCAAGGGGCGCGTTCCATTGACACTGGTTCATCCACCCTTGGCGCTTTTGCAATTGACGAAGACACAAACTGCCTGAACTATCTCCAGCAAATTAACACATCAGAGCAGGGTTATTTGTACATGAGCGCGAATGGAACTCTGACCTTCAAAAGCAGGTCCAGCGTTCTCAACCCAGTATCAGGTGCCACGTTTAACGGCGATGGAACAGGGTTGCCTTTTAACAGTCTCATGAACCAGTACGGCGATGAGCTGCTGTACAACATCATTAACACCCAGTCCCCAGCAGGCGCGGTACAAACCACCAGCAGTTCCACAAGCATCGCCCAGTATCAGGCGCAGTCATACAGCCTTCTGAGCCTTCTCAACAGCACTGAATCAGAAGTGGCAAGCCTTGGGTCTTACCTTTTGGGTCGATACCAAAACCCCATTTTGCGTTTCAACGGATTGGCAAGCCAACTGTCAGCAATGACCACGGCCCAACAAAACATTGCTCTGAGTCTTGACCTCACCAGCATCTGCACAGTCGTTAAAAACTTTGTAACGGGGACACCTTCAAGCGACAGTCAAACTTTGATTGTCTCAGGCGTGAACCACTCAATCACTCCCGGCAATCATGTCATTTCGTACACGTTTGAAAGTACGGATAGCAACCAATATTTCACTCTAGACGATGCCATTTTCGGTACTCTTTCGACAAGCAATCTTTTAAGTTTCTAGAAAGGAAACAACAACATGGCAGACCAGACCTTTACAGCTGGGCAAATCCTCACGGCAGCTCAGATGACTACCCTTCAGGAAAACGCGGGCCTCATTCCAATGACCCCGACCTCGTCCACAGGTGGCACCATTGTGGCCAACAAAGTCACATTCTCGGCGCAGTCATCTGTACTGATTAACGGGTGCTTTACAAGTGCGTACACCAACTATCGACTAGTGGGTCGTCTTTACACTTCAGCGTCTGACTGTTTCTTTCGTTTCGCAACAGGCGGAACAGCAACCACAGGCAGTGATTACAACTATCAACTGCTCGAGGTCGTTGGCGGAACAGTCGCAGCTTCACGAACCCAAAACTCAGCGAACCACGTCATCACTTCAAACTCAAACGGTGCCAATTACATGACCTTTACGGTGGACGTATTTAGCCCGCAGGTAGCGACACAATCACAACTGCAAATCCAACACCAACGCTCAGACACCAACTACCAGAACGTCTCGGTGTTCAGCATTTACGGCAACAACGCACAAGCGACATCCTTTGACGGATTCCGCCTCGCTCCCGGCAGTGGCACCATCACAGGCGAAGTTTACATTTACGGTCTCCGATGAAAAAAAGCCTGATTCTATTGGTCTTTTTGGGGTCGCTCACTGCTTGCGCTGACCGTGAACGCATTAACTGCCCACGAACTAAGAACCAAGTCATGACGCGCACAACCGAAATCACAATCCCAACCACCACAATTGCACCAGACGGACGTTGCCAATGAAATTCCGACCACGACTATCAAACGAAGAAATTAAAGGCCGACTCATCTTGATTGTTGGATTAGCAATCTCCATTGCATTCGTCGGCACAGTCTTTGTGTTGCTTTACGGGCTTCTGTTTGTGACCCAACCTCTTGAGCAAGCACCCAATGACGCTGAGGCGTGGAAGATTCTGTCTCCATTGACTTTGACCATGTCGGGTGTATTGGCGGGCCTATTGGCATCTAACGGCCTCAAAGGACACCAGAACGACAAGGACAAAGAATGAGCGTCCGCCCTTATCCGTACTATCCAGCATGGGACGGCAAGACCACACAACCAGTAACCAGCAAACTCGTTGAACTTTGCAAAGCACGTTGGGGTCTTGTGTCCCTAGGCACCTACGCCAACCGCCCCATGCGGTCAGGGGCAAGCCTCAGTGTTCATGCCACCGGGTATGCAGCTGACTTGAAATACAAAGACGAAGCACAAGCGCGCATCATTTGGGACTGGTTTCTTGCCAACAGCAAAGCTCTCGGTCTATGTGAAATGCATTGGTACGCCTATGGTGAGTACGGCGCGGGCTACCGCTGTTCGCGTGGCGAAGGCAAGGCAGGGGTCAAGATTTACACGGCTGATGACAACGCTGGTTCCTATCAAGGCTCGCCCAATTGGTTTCATATTGAACTGGCAAATCAAACTCCAGAGAACTTTGAAAAAGTCTTTCGAGCGT